CAATGCCAACAAAAAAGATGGAAGCAAATGCAAATGTTGAAAATATGATGCTGAAACCGCAAATGAACCCTAGTGGTTTTGGCTTAGGAAGTTCCGGAATGTCTGCTGCCCCGGCCATGTTTAAAAAAGGCGGAAACGTAAAAAGTAAGAATCAAAGTAATTCCTCCTACGGTGGTTCTACTGGGAGTACATCCCGCCGTGGAGATGGTATTGCACAACGTGGTAAAACCAAAGGTCGGATGTGCTGATATGAAACACGAACTAACAGAAACCACAAAGCACATTATTGATGCGCTTTCAATCGCAACAGTATTAGGTGCCCTAGTGAACGTACTACCTTCCATTGCAGCACTGTTCACCATTGTGTGGACTGCACTTAGAATTTGGGAAATGGACACTGTGAAAAAGTGGACAGGTAGGCAATAGTTTTTTTACAAAGGTGGTGATATGGCTACGAAAATGAATCCTTTCATGGCAATGATGTCCAAGAAAAAAGGCGCAGACGCATTGGCGAAACATGCAGCTAAACCCGCTTCTAAGGCCCACAAAGGTCTGAAGGCTGGTGGCTCGGTAGACGGTGTTGCCTCCAAAGGTAAGACCAAAGGCAAGATGATCGCCATGATGGGCGGCGGTAAGTGCTAAGGAGAACGAAATGCCAGTAAGCAGTACAGCAGCAGGAATGAAGAACTATGTTCCTCGTCGTCCAGGCAAAGTCTTGAATGACGTTGTTACCCCTGAGACTCGGGCTAAACGCGCCAAGATGATTAACGAGGCTCGGCTAGACAAAGAGGCTCAAATGGGTCAGCAGCAATACAACAAAATTCAAGATGAGTCTGTTGCTGGCATGAAAAAAGGCGGTAAGGTTGCCAAGTACGCTCGTGGCGGTGGCATTGAGCAACGCGGTAAAACTCGCGGAAAGATGTGCTGATGCGGCCATCAAGGGGAATGGGAAATATTTCCCCATCAAAAATGCCAAGCGCAAAGCGTAAAGCTAGGCGTGACGATACCGACTTCACCCAGTACAAAGAGGGTGGAGAGGTAGGCTTGTACTCAAATATTCACGCTAAACGCAAGCGGATTGCCCAAGGCTCTGGCGAGAAAATGCGTAAGGTAGGTAAGCCGGGTGCGCCTACGGCTGAAGCGTTCAAGCGATCTGCACTAACCGCAAAGTAGACTATGGCAACTTCTGGCACCTCATCTTTTACGCTTGACTTAACGGAAATCGTTGAGGAATCGTTTGAGCGCTGTGGGGCGGAGTTGCGCTCAGGATACGACCTAAAGACTGCGCGACGGTCGTTAAATCTCATGTTCGCAGATTGGGCGTCGAGAGGGATAAATTTGTGGACGGTAGAGCAAGGTTCCATTGCATTGGTTCAAGGTACGGCTACCTACAACCTACCCGACAATACCGTTGACCTTTTAGAACACGTTATCCGTACCGGCGCAGGGAATGTATCTACCCAAGCCGACCTGACCATTACACGGATCAGTGTTTCTACGTACTCAAGCATCCCCAATAAACTGACGCAGGCACGGCCTATTCAGGTCTACATTGACCGACTAAGCCCTACCCCTACAGTAACTGTCTGGCCTACGCCTGACGGCTCACAGAGTTATTCCTTCATTTACTGGCGGCTACGCAGGATTGAGGACGCAGGTAACGGTGTAAACACAATGGATGTGCCGTTCAGGTTCCTACCCTGTATGGTGGCAGGACTAGCGTATTACCTCGCTTTGAAGATTCCCGGTGCATTGGAGCGACTACCAATCCTAAAAGAGCAGTACGATATTGCTTGGCAGACTGCTGCTGATGAGGACCGAGATAAAGCAGCCGTCCGTTTCGTGCCACGGCAAGCATTTGTGAGTTGATATGGCAAATAGGTTTACCGTTGGCGCAAAGGCGATTGCTGAATGTGATCGTTGCGGTATTCGTGTAAAACTGAAAGACCTGAAGAATCTTGTCATTAAGACAAAGCAGGTAGCGATTAAAGTCTGTAACGAGTGCTATGACCCAGATCATCCACAGTTGCAGCTTGGGTATTACCCAGTAAGCGACCCCCAGGCTGTACGCGATCCACGGCCTGACTTCGCTGGCTATGTACAGAACAGAGATATTCAGTGGGGCTGGAACCCCGTAGGTGGCTCTCGTGGGTTTGATGCTGCATTAACTCCCAACAATCTTGTTAGCCAATCTGTGGTAGGGCAAGTTACAATCGTTTTAACGTAAGGAGAATCTTATGGCTACTCAAAAAACTGTTCCCGTCCAAAAAGGCGGCAAAGGTAACGGCGGCAAAACCAATGAGGACATGCTCAAGTATGGCCGCAACATGGCTAAGGTCGTGAACCAGAAACGGAGCAAGTAATGGCTACCTTCAGTAAGAAACTCATGGGCAAAGAAGTTGGTGACGCCAAAGTCTACGCCAAGCCCCACACGATGAGTGGTGGAAAAGTCAGCCTGAAAAGTGCTGGCTACGATGGTGGTGATCGCCCTAGCGTTGGAGATGACAGCATGTCTGTGGGTGTGTACCGCTCCAAGCCGTACCCCGAAGTAAAGACCTCTGGTATCCAAATGCGCGGTGCTGGCTGTGCGACTAAAGGAACCATGAGCCGGGGGCCGATGGCATGACGTACACGGAGCTTTGCGCTAACATTGCTGACGTTTGCGAGAATACGTTCTCGGCAGACATGCTCAAGCTATTTACCCAAAATACAGAGCAAAAAATCTACAACACTGTTCAGCTACCATCGCTCCGCAAAAACGTCACCAGTACGCTTACCCCATCGAGCATGTACACCAATGCTCCGGCAGACTTTCTTTCTGCTTTTGATGTTGCCATCATCAACCCGTCCACGCTTGTTTACACATACCTGATTAACAAGGATGTGAACTTTATCCGTGAAGCCTATCCCACGGTGGGAGCTACGGGTGCGCCGAAGTATTACGCTATCTTTGGCCCTCAGACTGGGGATGCCAATGAACTGCGATTCTCTTTTGGCCCTACACCTGATCTTGCGTACACACTTGAGTTGAACTACTTCTTCTATCCTGAGAGCATCGTGACTGCTGGGGATACATGGCTAGGTGAGAACTTTGACTCTGCATTGTTAAACGGTGCATTGGTTGAGGCTATCCGGTTTATGAAGGGTGAGCCAGATATGGTGAAACTCTACAACGATATGTACGTACAGTCTATTTCCCTGCTGAAGAACTTGGGTGACGGAAAACTACGGCAAGACGCATACCGCAGCGGTCAGCCACGAACACAGGTAAATTGAGATGGCTATTACACAAACAACGTGTACCAGCTTTAAGAAAGAGCAGTATCTAGCCATCCACGACTTTAGTACCGATGTGCTGAAGATTGCTCTGTACACGAGCATCGCCACGATTGGCGCCGACACCACTGTTTACACTACAACCGATGAAATCGTAGGGACCGGCTACACGGCTGGCGGCGAGGTAATGACGGGTGTAACGGTGAACACATCAGGAACTACGGCTTATGTAGACTTTGCCGATGTGGCTTGGACTGGCGCTCTAACGGCTCGTGGCGCATTGATTTACAACAGCAGCAAGTCAAACAAAGCAATTGCCGTCTTGGACTTTGGCGCGGATAAAACATCTGTCAATGTGTTCACAATCCAAATGCCTGCCAACGACAGTACCAATGCACTTTTGAGGACGGTGTGACATGCCTAGTACCTATACCACGAGCCTAAAGCTCACACTGCCTGCAACGGGGGAAAACTCTGGAACATGGGGTGACCTTGTAAACAACGGCATTACCACGCTGGTAGACAAGTCTATTGCGGGTACATCTGCTGTGACGATGACTGACGCCGACTACACCCTGACAACGGGGGACGGCTCAAACCCCAATGAATCGCGCAGCATGTTCGTTACGCTGACTGGTACGCTAACAGCCGCACGGAATGTAATCTGCCCTGCGGTATCAAAAGCCTACTTCGTAACCAACAATACGACTGGTGGCTTTGCCATCACGTTCAAGACCTCTGGCGGTACGGGTATCTCCGTACCCAGCGGAAAGCGTATTGCTTTGTATTGCGATGCCACCAATGTGCTTGAGTCAATTACCTACGCGCCTGCCTTAGTAGTAGCACAGGTCTATCCCGGAGCCGGTGTTGCAGTCTCTACTGGTACAGCATGGGACACAAGTAAGGCCACACCTACAGGCGCTCTTGTTGGCACCACCGACACTCAGACGCTGACGAATAAGACGCTGACTGACCCCACACTAGCGGACAGTAAGCTGATTCGTGCCATGCTGATTGATGGCGGGTACACGTACTTCAACAGCAACACCACCTCGGCACTGGATTATGTAAACGGCTCGCACCAGCGATGGGCACCGACAGGCACGGTTACATTGACCGTAGCCAACTGGCCTCCGACTGGAAACCTTGGGCAGATACTGATTGAAGGTGTAAACCTTGGAGCAGCTACCATTACTTGGCCCACAGTGAACTGGATTCAACCTTCTGGCGTAACCACTACCAGCATCAGCACATACCTAAGCGCATTGGGTAGAACCCTGCAAAGTAGCGGCACCGACTTTGCTTTGATTTGGACTCGTGACGCAGGGACTACGCTGTACGGGAAGTTGCTATGAGCAACCTGCTGATGATGTCGGGAACGGGTTCGCCCAAGCAGTCGTATTGGATTGCCACATTGGGCGATGCTGCCAGCACACTTCAAAAAGGATGGGGGATTACCGTAGATAGTGCTGGAAATTCTTATGTAGTTGGCCAAACAAATAACGGAACAAATGATGACGTTATCTTGGCAAAATACAACACAAATGGCGCAATTCAGTGGCAAAGAACGCTGGCCGGAACAGGACTAGAAGCAGGATACGCAATTTCTTGCGATTCAAGCAGCAATAGATACGTTACAGGACAGTCGGTAGTTAGTGCAACTGTTGCAGTATTTATAGCAAAATACAACACAAGTGGAACTATTCAATGGCAGAGAACATTAAATAGTGTAGGTCAGGATATTGGGTACGGGTGTGCTGTTGATAGCAGTAGTAATGTATACATTACAGGACAAGCCCTGGGAAACAATGATGTATTAGTTACAAAATATAATACTAGTGGAGCTATTCAGTGGCAAAGGACCGCCAATAGCACAACCACCAGAGTTGATTTTGGTTCTGGAATTGCCGTTGATAGCAGTGGTAATAGTTATATTACTGGAACCGAAAGATCGACCGCAACACCGCACATGCTTATAGCCAAATATAATACTAGCGGAACGCTTCAATGGCAACGTGGTCTGTATTCTTCTGCTAGTTCTGGGTATGGGGTTGCAACAGATAGCAGTGGGAATGTTTACGTAACAGGAATTGATACAACAAATGGACTACTTGTTACTGCAAAATACAACACAAGCGGAACTATACAGTGGCAAAGAACAATAAATATAACAACTGGATACGGGGGTCGTGCTGCATCTTTAGACATTGATGGGAATATTTACATAGTTTCTGAAGATGGATTGGTTGCAAAATATAACAATAGCGGGTCTTTGCAATGGCAGCGCAGGATAACTGTAAGTAGCTTAACAGTTTTTTTATACGGTATTTTTTACGCTAGTGGCTCGGTTTTTATTGCAGGTCAAACAACTGCAAGTTTGAATGAATTATTCATCGGCAAACTTCCAAGCGATGGTTCTTTAACTGGAACGTATGGCTCCTTTACTTATGCGGTGAGTACATTTACAGAGGCGGCAGGGACGCTTACAGATGCTGCGTCAACTTTGACAGATATTGCCGGAACTCTAACTGACGCTGCCGGAACCCTAACAGATGCCGCAGGAACGCTTACTTCAACCACAACTACCCTTTGATATGCAGTACATCAACACTTCCACAAAAGAGTACCCTGTGCTGCTCGGGCAGATTCAGGCTCAGTTCCCCAACACAACATGGGTTTCACCGGAGAGCGTGCCAGCGCCATACCGACCTGTTGCATACACCCCACAACCTTCGTACAACGTAGTTACGCAAGTGGTTAAAGAAACCGCGCCACTACTCGTAACCGGGGTTTGGACGCAGCAGTGGAAAGTAGAAAAACGATACGCAAACCAAGCAGATGAGGATGCCGCAGTTGCAGCAGACCAAGCGGCCAAAAACCAAGCCATCCAAAACAGCATCGTAGACGCCACACAACTAAGGCTGGATACCTTTGCCCAGACCCGCAACTATATGGGCATTCTGAGCGCGGCTACCTACGCTACATCTAATGTGGCTCGGTTCCAAGCAGAGGGTGAATACTGCGTAAACCAACGTGACGCTACGTGGGCAAAGCTGTACCAAATCTTGGCTGAAGTGCAGGCCGGTACGCGCCCCATGCCTACGGGCTATGCTGACATTGAGGCGGAACTCCCCGTTCTGGTCTGGCCGTGAAGCGCATCCTCAACATGCTGATCGCGCTGGATCAGTTTCTGTTCTGTTGGATATGCTTGGGCGGGGTAAACCCTGATTCAACGGCATCCGCTGTGGCTTATTCAATGGAACAGGAGGGACGCTGGCAGGGAAAACTCTTTAGGCCGCTGATAGATGCGCTGTTCTTTTTTGACAAAGCGCACTGCAAGCAAGCCTATGAAGCGGAGCAATGCAAGTGAATGAGGAACGCAGAGATATTGACAGACAGTTACGAGAATTGGAATCAAGGCTTACTGACGCTTTAGATAAAAAGATTGAGGCTGCATTTCCCGAGGGTGATTTACACGCTCATAGAATCGGGCATGAGAACGAAATAAAGAAACAAGAGCAAAAGCAAAAGTTTAGGGCTGGTGTGTTTAAGTCTGTTGTTGAAGGTGCCGCTGCTACAACTATTGGTTTTGCCCTGGCAATGGCATGGGATAGCATAAAAAACTGGAAGATCAAATGATCTCGATGAGCGGTATTAGACGAGTTATTGGGAAGGCAGTGAGTAAATGCCTGTTACTGTCAGTAATGATTTTCGGCCCAATAGCGGGGGCATTGATAGCATTTTTTGCAATCTACCAGACAGAGATGCGGTTCTTTCCTGTAGTGACAAACTTCAAGATAGAAACGCTCGATAAGGAAATTGGCGAATACGTTGTAACCGGTGTATATAAGAAGCAAAGGCCATGTGAGTTTGTAGCCACCAACATCATAGCTACCGGGCCAAATATTCCTGCAACATTGGTGTATCAGGTAAAGCAATCAGACATTGGCGCTAATGTATCAACCGGCATGATTAAGTGGGGGCCATATAGGATTCCAGAGCCAAAGTCATTTAACGGCATAACGGCAGTACAGATTATTGGCATACATCGGTGCCATATATTCTGGAGTCAGGAAACGGTGTACGGTGTTTTTCCCATAGAACTCTTTAGGTAACAAATGGACCAACTACTTAACCTACTCAAGAGCTTTGCTCCGACACTGGCTACTGCGGTAGCTGGCCCACTTGGTGGCGCGGCGGTGTCGATGATCGCCAAGAAATTTGGCGTGGAAGATTCCGTTGCGGCTGTGGCGAACGCTATCGTGGGTGATCCTGAAGCCGGTAAGAAACTGCGCGAAATGGAACTTGAGTACGCCAAGATGCACCTTGAGAACGTCAAGGACGCTCGGGCTATGCAAACTGCTGCGCTGGGACAGTCTGATGTTTTTGCCAAGCGGTTCGTGTACTACTTCGCCGGGTTCTGGTCATTTTGCTCCGTGCTGTACATTGGGTTCATCACCTTCGCCAACATCCCTGCTGCAAACGTTCGGTTTGCCGACACCATCCTTGGTTTCCTGCTTGGGACTGTGGTTGCAACCATCCTGAATTTCTTCTACGGCACGAGCAAGTCGAGCCAAGACAAGACGGACAAGCTGGCTGAGATGGCGAAGGCAAACCAATGAAAGAAAACTTTGTTGACGCACTGGTGCACGTACTGAAATCGGAGGGGGGTTATGTTCATCATCCCGCTGATCCTGGCGGCCGCACCAACCTCGGGGTAACCCAAGCAGTTTGGGAAGAGTGGGTAGGGCGTGAGTCCAATGAAAAGGAGATGCGCTCACTGACGCCCGAGATGGTGGCTCCGCTGTACCGGCGTAAGTATTGGGATAAGATTCAGGGCGACTATCTGCCAGATGGTGTGGACTACGCAGTGTTCGACTTTGCTGTTAACTCCGGTCCGGGCAGGGCGGCTAAGTTCCTTCAGGAGTTAGTAGGTGCAAAACCAGACGGCGCTATTGGACCGCAGACACTGGTTGCCGTGGGCAAAAAAGACCCGAAAGAACTCGTCAGGGCTTACAATGCAAAGAGGCAAGCGTTCCTTGAGTCTCTGCCGACATTCGCAACATTTGGCAAGGGGTGGAGTACCCGAGTAGCTGGTGTAAACACCGAAGCCCTCGCCATGACTGCATGAGGTGAAACCGTGCCGCTACAGAAAATCACGCTCAAACCGGGGTGCAACCGAGAGAACACCCGGTACACCAACGAGAACGGATGGTACGAATCTAACCTTGTCCGCTTTCGTCAGGGCACACCTGAAAAAATAGGTGGGTGGGCGCGTATCTCTGCCAACACGTTCCTTGGCGTCTGCCGGTCGTTGTGGAACTGGGTAACGCTGGCGTCAAGGAACCTACTTGGCATAGGAACCAACCTAAAGTTCTACATTGAGAATGAAGGCTCTTACTACGACATCACGCCCATAACAGCAGCTAGAACTCTTACGAACCCGTTTACCACTGTTAATGGTTCTCCTACAGTTACTGTTGCCGATGGTGCTGGTGGGTACGCAGTTGATAGTTTTGTGACTTTTAACAATAGCGTACCCGGTACATTGGTTGGCGGTTTAGACATCAGTGGTGAGTATCAGATTAAAAGTGTTGGGTCGGGAACCTACACCATTACCGCTTCTTCAAACGCAACATCTACAGTTGCAGTACCTGCTGGTGGAACTGTTTACGCAACTTACCAACTTAGCGCAAGCCCCTCAACGGTAGTTCCTGTATTTGGCTGGGGCGCTGGAACATGGGGTTCTGGCGTATGGGGAACTAGCGGGTCATCAACCACTAGCACGACAACACTAGCAAT